AGCCGTTAACACACTTGGTGTGGTCGGGGGTGCAGTTCTCGATTCGCTATACGGAACCGATTTCACCTCATTACGCCAAACGCCTACCGTGAATGCTTACCATCCCACTCCTTCTGACTTGACTGACTCTGGTCCACCCTCAGAATCTCTTGAGTCAGGGGCTAAGGCAGAATCCAAAAGTGGTAAGTCAAAAGGCATACGCCAAGCTTTCTTTGGAGACATGTCTACTTTGACGCCCGAGTATGGAGTACCTTCTTTAGGAGAAGAGGAATACCCACAAGCAGTGTTCCACCCAAAGAGCATGCTTATGAGCAATAATATGACCATTAAAGATATAGGCATGTTACCTGGTTTGTACGGTGGAGGACTATTCACTAACAGTACTCCACCGGGGGAGCAGCTTGTATTACGTTTACAACTGGGAGGTGAACGTGGAATTGCTACCAGGTACGCGCGTAGCGCGGCTTCGTATTTTGCAAGGTACGCGAGGTATTGGAGAGGTCACCACAAGTTAATATTTCATTTCTTTACCAGCCCTTTAATAGCAGCGAGGTTCAAGCTAACTGTTAATTACAGCGTAGACCCCAAATCTGGTGCTTTTACAGGAGGAAATGGCTATGAGGCCCCTACCGATGTCTTCCTTGTGAAGGGGTCGACAGCCAAAAGTTATTCGTTTCCCTTTATGAGTAGTCATGCCGTAATTCCCGTTCAGGAGCAATATGCTTGCGTTACATTGGAATTATTAGATGCACCAACCACCTTTTCAGCAGTAGAGACCTCCGTGTACGTTTTAATTACACATTCTGTGGATGACTTAGAATTGTACAGTCTGCAACATGGACTATCAACAGAAACAGTCGTCCCTCAGTCTAGTCTGCGACATATGCACAGAGTGCCAGCGGAACATGACTTCGGAGGAAGGAAGAATTATACCAGCGTTAATATGCCCAAGATACATACGGTCTTGGAAATAATGCGCAGGTATGATGACAACCCGTTCCCAATACTGTCGATAGATACCATGACAACGAATGTGGGAGGTTCAAGCCAATTTTACAATATATATTCTAATTTGGTGACGGCTTCCTTACCATTTGCGTACATTTCAGGAAGTGTAGAAAATCGTTTGTATTACGACACAGCCACTACGTCCCTTAAGTCGGCTATGTTGACTAATTTCATAGAAAACACTGACGCGCACGCGGCAAATGGGGAGACATTGACAATCACTCCTGCTTGGCCCATTTTGGATTTCAGAACCCCGTACAGGGCTTCTGTTCCTATGGTCAAAAGGGAAGAGTTCGGAGCCCCTCCCAATTTCCAACAGCCAAATATGGCAGACGTTCGCCTAAGTGATGGTGAGCCAACAAGGACATTGGTAAGAGCAGGGCCCGATTTCGCTGTTCACTATTTCAATTATCTTCCTGGAACGGGG